TGCATGGACTCCGCATCGAAGTAGTGGTTCGGTCGTGAGCCGATCTGCTTCCACATCCACTGACCTTTTTCCTTCACGCGCTGCTCGCTTTCGAGTTGGGCGAGATAGTCATCGTCGATGTCGTCGGGGACTTCCCATGTCGGGCCCTGGGCCGGGTCCTGATTGCGCCGCAGTCGGGCCAGCGTGTCCTTGATGTTGAGGTTGCTCCAGTAATGGACGTGGCAGTGCTGGCGATGCGAGAGCACCACCTTGCGCCGGGGCGAGTAGAACCGTTGCACCGTCTTGCCGTCGCGGCCCTTGTGGGCATAGACCGGGCGGCGGTCGCCGATGAGCGCCACCCAGCCGCGCTTGGCGCACTCGCGATACACGTCATAGGTCGCATAGCCGGCGTCGAGAAATACGAGGCTCGAATGCACGCCGAAGCGTTCCTGGAGCACGTCGATGTCGGTGAACGTGAGGATGCGCTCGTTCCACATGAGGCGGCTCGATCCCTCCGCCGACCACGAGCGGACCACGACGAACAGGTGATCCATCTGGCAGTCCACCGTGATGAAACGCAGCGGGATCAGTCCGGTGCGCTCGGGCAGCGGTGCGGCGAGGATCTTGCCGGTCTTCGGGTCAATCGCGCCCTCTTCTTCCCATGTCTCGCCTCGCTTGTAGCCGGATTTCACGATCTCCAGCTTGTAATCTTCGACGTATTCGCGCCACGGCAGGCCGAGCCGCTTCTGATAGAACTGTTGCAGCAAACTCACGTCGCCCTTCCTCGCTGCCGCCTTGGCCCGCAGGTAGAGTTCGGCGAGTTGCCCCCAGCTCATCGCGCACAGGGCATTCCAGTGAAAGCCGACGTTCTCCGCCGATGCCTTCGGGTTCTTCTTGATGAACTGGCCGGTGGCGTTGAGTTCGCGCCGGGTGCGGTCGCTGTCGTTGAAGTAGTGGTTGCACGACTCGCAGCGCATCGCGGTGGTGCGACGCACTTCATCGAAATCCCACTCGCCGGTTTCGTCGCGGGCCGACTTGCTCCATTCGACGCATTCCCACTTGAACGGCTGGCGGTGGCCGCATTCCGGGCATGCAAACGTCCATTCCCGTTGGTCGGTCGTCTCGAACTTGCGGTGGGTATCGTCATCCTCCTCGCCGCCCTGGCTCATGAAAATGCACTTGCCGAGCCAACCGAACGCGGTGACGCGTGCCTCGGCCTCCGCCATGTGCCCGAGCGGCCAGCGCCATGTCTCGTCACCGATCAGCCAGCGGATCGAGCGGCGTTGCAGGTTGGTCTTGTTGTGTGCCCCGAGAATCCAGAGCGTCATGCCGTTGTTGAACTGGATGGCGTTGTTCTTGCGCTTGTGGCGGTGAACACCGGTTGGCATGAGACGGGCGACCGGTTCGCATTGGTCGAAGAGCTTCTGCAGGCGCGACTCGGAATAATCGCGGGCGTCCTCGTCGGTCTGGTCGAGCCACAGGGCCGGCCCGGGCAGGTTGGAAATGATGTAGCAGAGCGTGAGTTCCGGCGCGGTGGTCTTCGATGACTGCACCGATGCGATGATCGAGACGAGCCGGATGCGTGGATCGACCAGCGCCTCCATCACCTCGCGGATCCACGGCGAGTTTTCCGAGCGGAAGCGTCCCGGGTTGGGAGAATACGGGATGCCCTCGATGTGATCCTCACACCATTGCCAGGCAGGGCGGCGGTCGGGCGGTTGCCATGCCTCACGCCAGATTTCCTTGAGTGCGTTCATGATTCGTGGAGGCAGCGCAGGACTTCATCAATGGCGCGGCGGCATTCCCGCTGGATGCCGGTGGCGTCGAGACCCGAAAGAACGGGCGGCAGCTCGTTTTCAAACTTGGCGCGCAGGATGGAGGTCGCCTGGGCGACCAGGCCGATCCATTCCTCGCGGACTTTGGTGAGCGCGACGTATTCGCCCTTCTTGACGGCGATGCGCAGCTCCCGCTCTTCCACCTCAGCCAGCAGCTTGCGGGCCTTGAGCGCCTCGTCATTGCCGACCGGCACGCGGCCGGCATTCAGCCCGCGGAGCCGAACAAATTCCCGCCAGTCGGCCACCGGCCAGAGTCCGTTGGACAGTGCCTTGGGCGCACCGTCCATCTTCTGCCAGGTCGAGAGCGTGCGGCGGGACACCCCAAGCACGGCGGCGAGTTCCACGAGCGTCTTGGTGTAAGCGAGCGTTTCCGCGCTGCCGGCCGCCCGGGATTCGATACGCGCCCGCTCGGCCACGGTGAGCGGTTTGCCCGCCGCGACCTTCTTGACGATGTTCTGGAAGTCGGCGTCGAGGATCTTGCCCGCGACTTCAGGTGAAAGTTCCTTCTGATCCACGCCGCATGGCGGGTGTCAATCGGGAGAAGGCAGCCGAAGCGGAATCACTTTGCCTTTTCCAGCCACTCTTCCGGCACCCAGTTGTCCCAACTTTCTGCCGTGTTGTCCTGATCCTGATGGGAAATCTTGTAGATCCATCTGCCGTCCTGCTCCTTGAGTGCCACGACATAGCCCTCTTGAGGTCCGTGTTCATAACGGACGCGCACCTTGGCCATTTCGCCGAACTTGGGAGTCATTGGCAGTCATGTTGCCGTTTCCCATGTGCCGCGACAAGCTCAAGGATGGGTTGGCGTCATGGCTTGACCGCAACCCACCCGGCGAAGTTCAGGTGTCGCCAGAAGCAATCGACCGACGTGAAGCCTTCCTGATGGAGAAGCTCTTCGTTCCAGCGGGCGGTTACCGGGACCAGCACGCCTTCCAGCGACATCCGCTTGCGGTCGATCTGCTCCTCGGAATACCCGTTCTCCCGTTTGATCTGGAGGAACAGGTTTACGAACGCCTCATCGAGCTTGGACGTCGCCCCGAGCACCTTTTCGACGAGGATGAAGGCACCGCCGGGGGCCAGCGACTCGAAGACCCGCCGCACGATCTGCTGGCGGTATTCGATGGGGGTGAATTGCAGGGTGAGCACCGAGAGCACGAGGCTGGAGGTCACACCAGGGAACTCGTGGCGCAGGTCGGCACGGGCGACGGTGACGCGATTGCCGTGAGGGTGGTAGGAGAAGTTCTGCCGCGCCGCCTCGATCATCGGCTCGCTGATTTCCAGGCCGATGTAATCGTTCTCCGCCCCGAACTTGGAAACGAAGGGCAGGAGCGCCTGACCGCGGGAGCATCCCATGTCGATGATGGTGGTCCCGGGCTGCACGAAGCGCCGTCCGACTTCGAAGGTGACCATTCGCATTGCGTTGTATTGCGGGATGCTCCGCTGGAGCATGTCGTCGAAAGCTGCGGTCACTTCCTGATCGAACTGCCAGGCACCATGCGGCATCACCTCGTCACGTTGGGCTTCACTCATGCCCGCGTGGCGGGTGTCAACGCGGCAGCCGCTTCACGATTCGCGTGCCCTCGGTCAGACAGGTGCCTTCCTCCGTCACCCAGAAACACGGGATCTCGAACCGCGCATACATCTCGCGGGTCCGCGGGTTGCTCTCGATGGCGATGTAGCGGGCATCCTCGCCGTGGATCGGGAAAACGTCCTTCTTGAGCAGATGCTCTTTGATCGCCGGGGGATTCCACCAGCCGCGGGGAGCGAAGCACGCGTCCTGCGGTCGCCAGCCGGTCTGTTCCTCGATGCGGTCGAGCGTCTTCATCATCCAGGCCACGGGGCGTGCGGTGATGAGCACGACCGTGTGAGGACGCACGAGTTCCACCAGCCATTGCCGGTATTGCTCGTTGGCGAGCCGCTTCTCCATGCGCTCGGGCGTGGCGCCGCGAGCCGGATTGTTGGCCACCAGCGTGTAGTTGAGGTCGAGCAGGATGATCATAGGGTAATCTGAAGACGTTGAGCGAAAGAGTCCATGGCGCATTGCGCGAGATCCATGCGGGTGCCGTCAGGATAGGGCAGGTTGAATTCAAATTCGATGGCGGCGCGAAGTCTGGCCGGATCGACCGGGCGTGCCGACGCGCAGGCCGCGTTGATGTTGTTGGAGAACTCCTCGACCTTCACCGAGCGGAAGAACTGGCCGAAGAGGTCCTTGAACTCGGCGACCGTGTGATACTTCTGGACCTTGGGCTTGTCCTGAAAGTCGCCGATGCGGATGCCCGGTTCGTAGTCGAGCCGGAACGCGATGTTGCCGGCGTTCGATTCATTCATGAACGCCTTGCCATTGACCTGCCGCCAGCCGGATTCACCTGCCGACGATGCGCAGGCATAGACCTTGGTGAACGGCTTGCACAGGGCGGCGCACAGGCAGGCGATGTGCTCGCGGTCCTCGCGGAACGGCACGGAGTTCAGTACGCTCGCGATGAAGATGCTTGTCCACTCCTTGCCCGCTGCCACTTCGGCGAGGAATGCGCGGGTGAGTTCCACGCTTTCCGCTTTGTTGATGCCCCCTGGTCCGAGGCGGTAGGGCTCGAACGGCGTGCAGTCGATACCGGCCTGGCGCAGGAGGAAGGTTTCGGTCAGGTGGCCGGCCCCGAAGTCGAGGATGGTCGTGCCGTGTTCCTTGGTCCACCGGACACGATCCGCCGCCTTGGAAATGTCGAAGTCCTTGCACGGCTTCGCGCCATGCGTGGCGAAGATGAAGCCGTTGCCAAGCTCGCGCCTCACGCGGCGTGCGCGGCGGAATGAATTGAAGCGCAGCATGTCGGCATAGCGCGTGTGGATGTCGAAATCCATCGACAGCAGGTTCATCATGGCCCGGGCGAATTCCGCTTCCTCTTCGGTGACAAACACGACCGGCGCGAACGCGGCTCCCTTCTCGGCGAGCATTTCAAGCCGCCCGATACCGTTGATGACGGTCAGGTCCTCGCGGCAGACGATGGGCATGAGGATGCCGTGACGGTGCAGCGTGCGGGCGAGGTTGCGGGCATACTGGATCCAGCGGCCCGCGTTCACCCGGCAGAGATCCTTCACGGCTACTTCCGCGGGCTTGAGGCAGCGCAGGAAACCATCGCCGCTGACCTCCTTGTCGGGAATGCGGTCGGCAAGCGCCTGGATGTCCAGGGCTTGCAGCTCGCTGGTGACCTTGCCGGGAGTGTGGTGGAAATCGAAGTCGTTGGTCGCCCGGTTGAAGACGATGTTGAGCGCCTTGCGCTGGTCGAGGTCGAGCGCCTTGGTGCGGAAAACCGGCACATGTGTCGCCTTCATCCGCTCGGCGACGAGGTGGCGCTGGTGGCCGGACAGGATCTCGCCGTCCGCATCGGCGAAGATCGGGGCGATGAAGCCGAGCTTGCGGAGCGACAGTTCGATCAGGTCGAGACGCTCGGGGACCGCCGACCTTGGGTTGTAGGTCGATGGTTTGATGGCGTCGATGGGTTCGAGGGTGATGTTCATAGTCCGAGGCGGCTGCGGATTTCGTTGAGCACGCTTTCCTTGTCGAAACCGGCGTCCTGCTTCACGCGGTCGCACCACGCGATGAACTCGTCCTGGGTGATGCGGAACCGATAGAGTCCGACCGCCACCGTGACGTCGCTCTTGTCGAGTTCCTTGTCGTGGCGGTCATCGTCATCCTCATCTTCATCATCGCCGCCCGGATGGAGCAGGCTGTCGAGGTCGGCCGGCTCGAAACCGGCAAGGATGGTGTCGAAGTCGGTGGCCTTCCACTCGCTGGCGATCTTCTCCAGCTCGTTGAGGTCCACGGTCGAGAGTTCCGCCAAACGGTTGTCGGCGACCAGCACGGCAAGCTCGTCGTTCTCGCTGGCGAAATCCTGATAGTCCACCGGTACGACCTCAACGCCGAGGTACTTGGCGGCCATCAGGCGGCCGTGGCCGGAAACGATCAGCCCGCTCTGCCGGGACACCGTGATCGTCTGCCGCCATCCGAAGTAGCGGATGTTCTTGGCCAGAAGCTCGATCTGGCGTTGCGGGTGCGTGTTGGGGTTGCGCGGGTTGGGCTTCAGTTCGTCCACCGGCACGAGCTTGTCGAAGCTGCACCAGACTTCGATGCCATTGGCGAGGGTGCGGGCCTTGGGTGAATCATCCGTCATCGCCGGTTCGGATGGTGTCAACGGCATGGCTGACCTGCGCCAGCAGCGGCAGGATGCATCGCCACGCATCCGGCGGGCACCATCCGAGGGCAAACCATTCCCGACTGCCGGCCACATCACGCCATTCCACGGTGACAGGCGTTTCGCGGCGCATGCCGGGTGCCCGATAGCGGAACACGGCACGGGACATGCGGCCGTCGCGGTCAAAGGTGATCCGGTGGATGCGCGCCTTCATGACAGTCCCTCCGCGTCGAGCCAGGATTCCAGATCGGCGAGCGCGGCCCGGACGCATCCGCCGCTGCCGACCGCGATACGCAACGAGGTCGGTTCATCGACCGGCCAATGGCGACGCAACAGGGCGGCGATGTCCTCGGTCGAGGGTGCCGCGAGCTTGATCGACTGGAAGCGGGTCTGGAACCGCTCGGTGAGCAGGTCGAGTTGCAGGTTGCTGGTGCCGATCACGGCGCGGCCCGGTGGCAGGCGGTCGAGGTAACTAAGGAGCAGGTCCTGCGCGTCCCTGGTGCAGCGGTCCATCTCGTTGATGATCTTGACCGAATAGACGCCGAAAAGGGAGCAGACACCGAGCGTGCCCATCCACTGCTTCACGGTTTCGACGGTCACCAGCTTGCCGTTGAACTCCTCGACGGCGAAACGGGTGCCGGACAGGGCGTCGGCCACCATGTCGGCGATGCTGGTTTTCCCGACACCTGGCGGGCCGTAGAGCAGGAGTTTGACCGGCACCGCCGGGTTGGCGTGGAGCTTGCGGGCCTTGGCGACGAGGCGGGCGGCGACGGTTGCGGCTGGACCGCAGAGGTCATCGGGTCCGGTAGGTCGCCACGCCAGCGGTGGGCTTGCGGGGCGTGGCGGCGGGGTTGGCAGAATCTTCAAGGATCGTGGCATGGTTCGTGGGGATCGGGTTGGTGATGGCCCGGGCGACGGCCTCAGCGCCCTTGCGGTAGAGGGTGACGGCGAGCAGTTCGCCATTCACCAGCACCGACCAGTAGCGCGTGAGGTAGCCGCCCGGTTTGCGATACCGTGTGACTTCGACATTCATCGGCTTCACTTGCCCCAGCCCTCGCGGCGGGCGCGGGTTTTGACCGAGTTGGGCGACAGGCCGAAGTGCTCCGCCGTTTGCTTCACGCTGCGGCATTCGAGCCAGTGGGCCCGGACCTTGGACCAGTGATCATCACCCTTGCCTGGGTTGCCGACTTTCTTGGCGGGCTTGGATGCCTTCGCCTCGGGTGGCGTGGCCTCCGCTGGCGTTGGTTCGGGCTCAGCCGCGTCGGCGAACGCGTCGTAGCGTCCCGGGCTGGCCTCGGACTCGTGCCGGGTGAGCGGCACGACGTTTGCCGCGGGCGTGGCGTTGTTGCCGTCGCCAGCGGCGAGGATTTCCGCGACGATCTCGCGGATTAGCGGCACCGGGATTTCGGTGATGGTGAAGACCAGTCCGTTGAGGGTCTTGCGCCCGATGGCTTGCTTGAGGAACTTCAATGCCTCGCCTCGGGTGCGGCCCTGATAGCGGCCTTCGAATACGTTGTGGTCCTTGTCGTCGCAGACGATCCAATAGAGCTTATTCATGGTTTCAGTGGGTTGGGATTTGGTTGGTGTTGGTTTCGATTTCCGCCGTCTCCTCTGCGGTGAGAGTCGGCAGCAGGTGATTCTTGAGATTGCCAAAGGCATCTTCGTCCTCGCGTGGATAGCTCCCGAAAATGGCAAGGTGGGCTTCATCCAGAATGTCGGTATCGAGGTCGGTTCCGACCTCATCGGCATCCCAATGGGAAATCATCCATTCACGAGCCTGGCTGGCAGTCATGTGATTCATGCGTTGTATTGGTTGGGGTTGGTGACGTTGCCGTCGGTGTCGATGCGGACGCTGAACGCCAGCAGTCCGGTTTGGGTTTGCTTGGCGAAGTCGGCGCGGAACTCGCGGGCGTGGATGCCGGCCATCGGATCGACCGGCAGGATGCGCCGGACGGTGAAGCCGTTCTGTTCCAGACTGCGGATGCCGCGGAGCATCGCCTTGGTGTAGTGATTGTTAGGCAGGGATGCTGTTGTCATAGCGTCCCTCATCTGCCCGTCTGATCGGGCACGTCCATGTCTTTTTTCGTCTTTCTGTCGGCGGGTTTTCATGATGGTATGTTAGGTTGCGGGTTGGTCGCTGGCCCGACCCAGCGGAGGATGTGCGAGGGCATGCGCTCGACGAGTCGCGCATCCACGAGGAGGTCGATGACCTGCTCGTATTGGCGGAGGTCCATGACGCCCATGACTCGGGCATAGAGGTGGCCGCTCGGGATTTCGCCGGCATTGCGGATCACTTCGGCAACGGCGTGCGCCACTTGGACGGCTTTCAGGGCGGCTTCGATTCTGCTCATGGCTTTCATTGTGGAAGCGGGCGGTTGATCCGAATGGTGCGGCCTTTCTGTTCCCCGGCGAAGTAGCTGCCGGAATCGACGCGGCGGCGGCGTTGGGCGCGGTTGCGGAGCTTGCCGTAGTGGTCCTCGACGTAGCGGGTGATCGCCGCCTGCTGGTCCACGACGACCAGCCCGTATGCCTGCCGCTGGTCGGCGGCGTAGGATTGCTCGGCGCGTTCCTTGGCTGCCTTGAGTTCGGCGTTGAGCCCGTCGCGCAGGCCCCGGTAGTAGGATGCCTTGTCCGGGTTGGTCCGCGTGGTCTTGAACTCGTTCCAACAGCGGAAGAAGGTCTGCCGCAGGAAGTTGAACGCGAAGATCGCGAAGTCGATGTCGGCGGGTGCCCCGATGATGTCCACCGGAGTCCCGCGCCCCGTGGGCATCAGGATGGTCTTCACGTTGAAATGCTGCTGGAGCAGCGAGAGGATCATCAGGTCGGCCGGGTTGAGGGTCTTCGGCAGATCGACCTTGCCCTTGTCCACGGCGAACGAATCGCCGGACTCGCCGCGCTCCATGCGGAGCAGGGCGGAGTCGATGTTGTGGCGGGTCATGAGTTCCTGGGCCTTGGCCAGCGCCACCTTGGCCTCGTTCTCGGTGGCACCCCGCGACCTGTCGGCCAGGCGGAGCAGTTTGCGGATCTTGTCGAGGATGTCGTTTTGATTGCTCATGGGATCTCGTGTGCTGTTGGTTCAGTTCTCGTCGTCGGGCAGTCCGGCGGTGATGACGTCCACCGGGATGTGGGTGGAGCCGCCTGTCTCGCAGAGGTCGGCATAGCGGATCCTCGCGGCCTTGAGTTCGGCGCGGGCGGTGTCCAGATCGTCCCAGCTTTCGAGGAACACCCGGCGCGGGCGGCCGGCGAGCACCGAGCTGCGGCCGTAGGTCGAGTGCCCGTAGAGTGTCGGCTTGTTGGAGCAGTAGGTTTCGCCGCGTCCGTATTCGAGAGTCAGGCGGCGGTGTTGCTTGATGTATTCAATGTCCATGGTGGTGGTTGGTTGGGGTTGGTTAGTTCAGCGGGAGTTGATGAATTTCTCGGCGTCGTTCATCCCGAGATTTGAGTAGGCCTCGCCGGAATATCCGGCGGCAGCCCATTCCTCGCGGGCTTCATCGGTGAGGAGTTCGGCGACTTGTTCGATCTCCTCGATGGTCATGGCGTCGATTTCTGCGGCGGTGTACATGGTGGTTTCAGGGGTTGATGGTTGCGGGTTGGATCATTTCGGCGGTGACGAGTTCGGTCGGGATGATCCGACCGTGCGGCCATTCGACAGGCCGGATGAATCCGCGGTCGCCGTTCCATTCGGCGATCACATGGAGCGTGTCGTCTCCATCCCACTCGGGGCGGATCAGGACCAACATTCCGGTGACGTATGCAGTGTCATTTCCGGTGCGGGCAGTCCCTTTCATCGTCCCTCATCTGCCAGTCCCACAACCACTGTCCATGTCTTTTTTCGTCTTTCTGTCGGAGTTATCACATATCCGAAAAACAACACATTGGCACGGTGCCTGAGTGACACGATGCGTGCCAATCACGCGGCTTTCGTCTTTTTGTTAGTGGGGACAGAAAGCCATGGACAGGTGGTGCCGATCTGGCAGATGATAGACATGACAACGCCACTGATGTCCCGCCGCTTCGGAGTCGAAATCGAGTTCCTCTCCACCGTCACCACCGAGCAAGTCCTGATGAGCCTCCGGACCGCCGGCATCAATGCCGAGTTCGAGGGATACACCCACCGGGCCACTCCCCACTGGAAGATCGTGAGCGACGGGTCATGCGGATACGAACTGGTCTCCCCGGTCCTCGAAGGCGAAGCCGGTCTGGAGGAAGTCCGGGTCGCCGCCGCCGCACTCGAAGCCGCCGGCGCCAAGGTGGACAAGCGCTGCGGATTCCACGTCCACTTCGACGCCCGCAGCATGAGCCTCAAGGGCATCAAGAACCTCTTCAAGATGTGGCTGAAGTTCGAGGACGTGCTCGACACCTTCCAGCCTGCCTCCCGCCGGGGCAACGCCAACCAATACTGCCAGACCAACCTGGCCCACGAGCCCATCGGGGCGGGCGACCACCGCGGCCAATGCTCCCGGATGTTCGGCAAGATCGACGCCTGCCGCAGCATCGAGGAAATGAAGGCGCTCTATCCCTGCCGCTACCGGAAGCTGAACATTCATTCCTACTTCCGCCACCAGACGCTCGAAGTCCGGCACCACTCGGGAACCACCTGCCCCGAGAAGATCACCAACTGGGTGCGGCTGATGGCCCGCCTGTTTGACGCTGCCGAATCCGCCGCCGCCGTCCGCAACCGCCCGGAGGACACCGGGATCGGAATGAGCCGCATGAAGTGGTTCTTCCAAGCCATCGACGCCCGCGGCCTCACGAAATTCTACACCGCCCGCGCCAAAAAACTGGCTGCATGATCTCCCACCATGAAGACAATGACCACCATGAACACCGAATACCACACCATCGACGGCGCGACATTCTCCGCCGTGGATGCCACCGACCTGATGACCAAGCTCCGACATGACAGCTTCAACCCGGAAGCCGACCTGCCGTCCTACTGCCGTGCCACTGCCCGGGCGTCCAAGATGCAGACCGGCAAGCCGCACCGGGCCTGGCCGCCCAAGGCGCTGGTCGAAGACATGCTTGCTTCCGGCCTGATCGCCACCGGCAAGCGCCACCCGGAATGGGGCAACTCCAACGACTGAACGACCATGGCATACCGAATCATGGAACCACGCTTCCCGCTGGGGAAGACCGTCGCCACGCCCGGTGCCCTCGCCCTAGGCATCGACCTGGCGTCCTACATGCGCCGTCACCACTGCGGCGACTGGGGTGATCTCGACGAATGCGACAAGCAGGCGAACGAGGATGCCCTGATCCACGGCGACCGGATACTCAGCCACTACAAGCTCGGGGGCGGTCGGCGGATCTACATCATCACCGAATGGGACCGCAGCTCGACTTGTGTCATGCTCCCCGAGGAGTATTGATCCAGGCGACGATCCGCTCGATGAAGTCGAGTTCGAGCTGCTTCTCGGTCAGGCGGATCACCGTCCATCCCGCCAGCACGGCTTCGAGATACTTCTCGGCATCCTTGGCGTAACCCGCGCCCCGGTTGTGCCGACCTGCTCCGCGCTGGAAAATTCCGCCTTCGATTTCAATCAGCGTGCGGCTTGCAACGTGTGCAAAGTCAGCGCGCCACAAACGGGAAGAGTGGAACCTCACTTCCCGCTCCAGGGGCGGACCTTGCGCCACCCTCCAGAGCAGCAGAAACCTTGATTCCAAGCGGGATGCAGCCATTTCCCGCGTGACTGGAGTCAACGCGAGAGCCAGCCGTTATGTGGGAAGCGCCAGTGGCGCATTTCACGTAAAATGGACACGGGTGGGGAAGTCCCTGCCAGCTACCTTGGGGTTCAATAGATTCCTTCACGGGTTCGAATCCGCCCCGGCTTCGTCGGGCTCAAACTCCGCGTCAATGAAGTCACCGGCGAACATCCAGGTGTGGCGGCGGCTCCTGAGCAAGGGAAAGCAGACCCAGGCGACGATGCCCATCTGCGGGATCATCCACAGCGACTGGATGACGACCCAGCGGCCTTCTACAAAGCAGCCATCCCGCTCGTAGCGGTGGCCGACCCGCAGTGTCCTGTCGCCTTTCCCGAATCGGACGGCGGCAGCGGGTGCCGGCCTTGCCTTGGACTTCTCGATCCACTCTGCGGACGGTGCGCCATAGTCGCTGGTTCGAATCCGCTTCTCCACGCGGGCGACTTTCCGCTCCTGGTCATCGGTGAGCTGGTGCTGCTGGGGCATCGGCGGGAGAGTCTTCACAGCGAATGTCGGATTTCAAGCGCGGCTCCCGGTTGCCGCTCTCAGCCATCGCGGCAATCACGTCGGGCGTCAGGTCGATGGCGACGTGTCCGGGCAGTTCGACCATGAACCGTGCCCCTTCGTCGAGCAGACGGATGATGCGTTGGGCCGGCGTGCTCATGGTTGGATGTTGGTTGCAGGGGCGGGAGTTGAACCCGCCGGGGTGAGGGTATGACTCTCACCGGGGCACCGGCCCTCCCTGCGGTTGATGAGTTCTGTGGCCCGTCGGTCGGCCCGCGAACTGGCGACGCAGCAGGCGAGGACCAGCACCGTCGGAATGATGGACAGGGCGATGACGGCCAGGATGAGCATGGCGGATCAGAGTGCTTCGTAGATTTCGACCACCAATTTGAAGTCTTCCTTCACCGACTCGCGGAACGACGGATCCCATTCATCGACCGGCAGCTTTTCGGTCTGATGCATCCACCACCGGCGCAGTTCATTGAGGATCGACAGGTGGGTCGGGAGGCCTCGCTCGACCGGGTCCGGGCGGGCTTCATCAGGCGTCAGCGGGCGGCCGGCGTTGATGGACTTCCGAAGGCGCGTGACGCTCATCTTCTCGCGTTCGGCGATCTCAAGCCACTTCTTCTTTTCGTCGGGGTCCTTGAGTTTCGCGACCACCTTGTGGTGGTGGAAATCCAAAAAGTTGTTACGTAACAACTTTTCAACGTTCCGGGCGACGTGCGAGTAAACCTTGAGCGTCTCAATCGCCAGGCCGGTCAAGCGGAGCGCCTCGACGTATTTCTCGCCGTAGCGCTTCTCGCCATAGTTGAGCCAATCTCCGACGACGAACCCGATTGCCTTCGCCATCGGCACCAGGTCGTTGCCGAGGTTGTTCCATTCGTCGAAAGTCAGTTCCTCGTGGAACTCGATGCCCGTGCGGCTGAGCGTGAACTTGGGGCTGTTAGCGGTAGCTAGTGATGTCATGTTGAACGGTTTTGGCTTTGATTTGTGATCGCTGATAGCTGCGGCGGGCCTTGATGCTCCGCATGGCGCGGGATGGCAGGAGGTTCAGCTTTCGGGTGATGTCAACGCACCGCTTCGAGACGGCGGCACGCGTGACGCCGTGACGCCTTGCGATGTCGCTCATGCTGTCGCCGTTGTAGATGCTGAGCCCGAGGGCGACGGCCAGGCACTCCAGCGTGAGGCGTGCGTTCCCCTGGGCGATGAGATCGGCGACCAGGGAGCGGAGCATGCGGGTTGCCGCGTCCATCACGATGGTCTCGTCCCCCTCGTCATCATCGGTCACCCGATGATCGACCAGATCGGCAATGTCCGGCGTGTGGCTGGCCGCAGGCGAGTCAGCCAGGTCTCCATCGGGTGCTCCGTTGCCGTGGCGTGCCAGCATGGGTTTGCCCAGACCGGCTGCCTCGACCTTCTTCCGGTCTTCCGCAGGCAATGACTCCACCCAGGCACGGTAGTCGCGCTCGTATTCGGCATCGCGTTTCGCCTGCTTTTTGGCGTAGTCGTCGGAGTTCATGGCTGACCTCCTTTCCTGCCGCACCACTGCCGGACTTCCGGGTTGAAGTGGATCACGCCTGCATCCCTGGCCGCTTGGAAGATCCGGCCGGCTTCCCGCAGGTCACAGCCATATCCATCGACGATGAAGGCGAGCACCTGGCTGCGCTCCGGTTTGAAGGTCGCGGGTCGATCCGGCCAATGGTCGAGCCGAGGCATGTATGCCAGCTCTGGCCACAGGTGTTCGTAGCGTGACGTCCGGGTTTTCCTCCGGGTTCGTTTCCGGTGTTTCTTCGGTGGGTTCATTTTGAACCTCCTTCCCGGCGACACCCCAAAATCATGAGCGCTGATGCTGTTCTCAAAACAAGCATCTCAGCGCGCGCGACAATCCGTAAGGTTGTTCGCGCTGTCTTTTTACAAAAGACTATAAGGTCGCTAATAAGGTGCCTTATGATAATCCTGTCTGTTCTGATAGAAATAGGACCTGACAGGCACCAAAACGCGGGTTCAAACAGGGGGCAAATGGCGGGTTCAAACTCCATGGCGACGCCCCCTCCACAGGCGGGTTGCTTTGTCGAAAATGACGGGTGAATTCTTCTTCATGTTGGCGAGACAGAGAAAGATGCGCTTGGCTTCATGGACGTCGCAGGTGCCTCCTTCGCTTTCGATCCGGCGGCACAGGAACTCGACCACCTCCGACTCCTGCGGAACGGCGCTGTTGCTCAGCGGCGGCATGTCCTCGATGAGCTTGCCGAAGCGGTCGGCCGCGCTGCCCATCTTGTAGGTCGCCTTGGCCTTCTCCTTCTTCTCCGTGCCCTGGACGGCCTTGAGGCGCTCCGGGTCGGCATCGCGGTCCGGGATGAAGAGCGAGGCGTTCCAGCGCACCACGAACGGCTTCACCGGCGGCAGGGCCCGGAGCGTGAGGTCAATGACATGAGCGTCGTCTTCCTGGTGCGGCGTCATGGTCAGGATCACGTCGGGGTCGCGGGCGAACACCCCCGAGCCGCCGATGCGGTCGATGGCATCCTTGCCTGCCTGGTTGCCCTTCGAGAAGTGGGCACCGAAGACCACGGCGGCTCCTGACTTGGCGGCCAGTTGCTCGACCTCGTTGAGCAGGCTGGCGATGTCGCCGGCGTCGTTCTCGTTGCGCGCACCGAGGCCCTTGTAGATCGGGTCGATCAGGATCATGGCGTAGCCGGTGTCGCGGATGCGCCCGAGGATCTTCGGAATGAGCGCGGAAAAGTCGGTCGCGTGGCCGCGCAGGTTCCACAGGTCGAAGCCGGTGAAGTCGTCGATCCCCTTCGCTGCCGCGATGGAGCGGATCCGGTATTGTAGCGCGAAGGCAGGGAGTTCGAAGTTGAGGTAAAGCGACCGGCCGCGCCGGGTCGTGAATCCCCACCACGGGCTGCCGGTCGAAACCGAGAGCATGAGGTCGATCAGGGACCAGCTCTTGCGCGCCTTCGACGGGCCGCCCAGGACCATCTTCGCCCCTTGGTGCAGCACGCCATCCACGAGCTGCGGCGGCTCGGCTTCCGGGTTCGCCATGAACGCATGGCCGGGGACGATGCGCGGCAGGTCGGAGCCGGCGTGTGCCGCTTCCCATGCCGCCCAGGACTCGGCACCGAAGCCGGTGGCGAGCAGCGACTGGCGGCGGACCTCGCCGTCCACGGTGCGCCACCCTTCCGGGCAGCGCGACAGGCGCGAGGGATTCCGGTTCTGACGGTCCAGGTTGATCCCGGAAAACCACGCCCAAATCACCTCGACGCGGCGGGCGTATTCCTTGGCGTCGGGGGCATCCACCCGGATCCACGCGTGCAGGCTCTTGTTGCCCGAGTCGATCAGGGCAGCCACCGGCATGCCGCTGGCGAGAATGGCGTGGTATTGCTCTGCCTTGGGGATCGGTTTTCCGTCGTTGTCGCGGTCGAACTCAACCAGCACATGACGGAACGCGGTGACATCCTCGTTGCGGGCACCGCCCTTGGTCATCGGGTTGATCCGCAGGAACAGTCCGAGCTTGGTGCCGAAAACACGGTCGATGCCGCCCTTGGTCGCCACCTTCGCCTTCCACTCGGTGACGGTCATGGTGACCCCGCGCCGGGGCATCACCTCGCCGTCGTCCGACTCGGCGGCCGGGGCAATGGCGACGAGTTCGCCTTCCTGAAAGCAGGCGTCGAGCAGACGGATGAAGCCGTCATCGACCGGCACCGGCAGGGTTGCAGGTTTCGGTGCTGGCGCGGGTGCCGCATGGTGCGGTTTGGTCCCGGGGCCAACCGGCTCGCGGGCCGTCCGGTTGAACGCGGAGCGGATGGTTGTCCGTGCCTCGGATTCAGTCAGGCCGTCTGCCAGGGCACGGGCGAGCAGTTGCGACTCGGTGTCCTCGAACGAGTGACCGGCGTCGCGAAATTGGCAGGTGGCGTCAAAGAGTTCGGCATTGCGCATGCCCTCGCTCGCGCCGCGCTGGAGGTATTCCAGCGTGCGGCGCGGCAAGGCCATGGAGAGGCCGGGTGAACGATAGCGGGCCATGAAGTAGTCGGAAGTCAGCGGTTGGAAAAACAGGCATCGAGGAACTCACGCGCCTCCTCGAACGTGGCGGTTTCAGGGTGGGGATGACCGCGGCGACGCAGCACGCGAACCTGTTTGGGCGTGGCAAGCCCGAGCTGGCGACGGGTGATCAGCCGGTCGAGCAGCAACGAGGCGTGCCCCTTGCTGAGGATGGCGTTGGTATCGAGACCGAACCTGCCAAGCACATCGAGTTGCTTGGTGGTCGGGGCCTGCCCCTGCCATGCCATGGTCGGCACGAATTCCGCCAAGGCCGCCTCGTTGAGCGTCACGGCAAGCTCCAGGGGATCGAGCACACTGCCACGGCGGGCGCGGTTGGCGCGGAGCCGTTCGGCCAGCGTGCGCGTCCGGTCAGCATTGACCGCCTCGCGAGCTTCTTCGAGATCGCCGTCGCCACCGAGTTTTTCGGCGATGGCACGCGCATCCTCCTCGTCTTCGGCGATCAGGTGGGCCGGACTGACCAGGCTGTGCTCCTCCGACTGCCAGAGGAAATCCAGCACCAGCAGATGATCCTTGCCCGCCCACATGCGGGTGCCGCGACCGATGATCTGCGAATACAGCGAGCGAACCTTCGTCGGACGCAGGCACACGACACAGTCGATGCTCGGCTCGTCATAACCTTCGGTGAGTAACATCGCGTTGGTAAGCACCCGCGTCTCGTCTCGCCGGAACCGTTCCAACGCGGCCTGCCGTTCGCTCGTCTGGCCATCCACATGCTCGGCCAACAACCCGCGCTCACGGCAGAGTTGCGCGAACTGCTGCGACACCTTGATGAGCGGCAGGAACACGAGCGTCTTGCGGTGACGGTGTTCGACCAACACGTCGGCGATCTGCTCCAGGTAGGGCTCCAGCGCGTGGCCAAGGTCGTCGGCACTGTAATCGCCGGCCGTGGTGCGCACGCCGCGCAGGTCCACCTTCAATGGCACGGTCTTCACCCGGATCGGCGAAAGCCAGCCCTGCTTGATGAGGTCGAGCAACGTGACCTCGCACGCGATGTTCTGGAAATAGCGTCCAAGGTTCCGCTTGTCGCCGCGGTCGGGCGTCGCGGTGACGCCCAGCACCTTCGCGTGGTCGTGGAAATGCCGCAGCGTGTTGAGATAGCTGTCAGCGAGCGCATGGTGCGCCTCATCGACGACCACGAGTCCGAAATGATCCCGCGGCCAACGCTCACGGCGTTTTTCACGCATGAGCGTCTGCACCGAGGCGACGACCACCGGGGCATCGAGCGACGCACGGTCGTCACCCATCTCGACCTGCGCTTCGAGGCCGGTGGAACTGCGGAGCTTGTCCACCGCCTGGGTGATGAGTTCCTCGCGGTGGGCGAGGATCAACGTGCGCTGTGGCTGGATGTCGTCCGCAAGGCGGCTGAACAGGATTGTCTTGCCCGCTCCCGTCGGCAGCACGCCGAGCTGGCGGTCGAACTCTTCGAATCCCGTGTGGATTTCCTTGAGCGCCTTGTGCTGATAGGCGCGGAGGCCCATTTGATTGGATGTGTTCATCTTCGTTGTGACAGGTTCAGCTTCCTTCCGGGGCGTCCATGACCCACACGATCTCGTCGATCCGGACGTCGATCCCTCTATCTGCCATGAACGGCAGTCGATTCATGCGCGGCTGGGCGGCAGGTTCACGGACCTCCAGATGAATCCAGCCCGGTCGAATGATCTCAGCATCCGTGAAACGGATGACCTCGCCGGTGCGCAGCTTCAGCGCGTAGTCGAAGTGGTCCACGCATGCCTTGGCGAGTGCCCTGCTCCCCAACAAGGTCGTGGCAAGCTCTTCAAACATCCGCCAGGCTCTCCCTGCGTCCCATGGCTTGCCAGTATCGGTCTCAGAAGGGTTCATTCGATTTGCTGGGTGCGGGTTGGTTGGAGTTGCTGTTGCCGGTGATCCACGCGGCGACCTTGTTGCGCTTGCGGCCGTTGTATTCCTCGACCGAGAGGCGGGCTTTGCCGGTGCGGCCAATCAGGTCGTCGGCGACGATCTCGACATCCTGCTCGGGAGTGACGGCCTCGCCGGTGGCGGCGCGGAACGCGTCGATCTTCCAGAACGCGGACGGGATGAAGACGAGGAAGTCGTAGAGGTAGCTGCCGGCTTCGGTGCGCAGCTTCAACTCGATCATCTCGTGGTTGCTCTTGCTGAGAGTCTCAATCGCATCGACGACTTCGACTTCGTAATCGCCCGGTTCGACATGGTCGGGGCGTTCGGTGGGAGTGTTGGCGTTGTATGAGGGCATGGTGGTTCAGTGTTTGGGGTTGGTTTGCTTGAGATAGGTGGTGGCGGAGGCGTGCTTGATGGCCTCCTCTGGGAAGGGCTTGTCGGCGGGCATCCGCTTGCTCCACAGGTCGCGGAACTTGGTTGCTGATAGATTGCCGTAGGCCGCGAGCACCGGGCCGAAGCCCATCGCGCCGATGTGGTGGCCGACCGTTTCGCAATCGACGAACTCGCTGCCTTTGCGGGTGACAAGCCGCCAGCCGGGGACGCTGCCGCCGGTCTTCAGTCGCTCGGTGGCGATCTTCTTCGCCCGCTCGCGGAAGTCATCGAGGACGGCGCAGGCGGTTAGGAATCGCCCGAGCCTCTCCGGTTCGGACACCACGGCATCAAAGTCGAAACCGGGATCGGCAGCCGGCAGCGTTTGGGCGACGAGGGCGCGGCGGGCGCTGCAGGTGTCGGCCTTGGCGCACCAGCCGCAGTATTCGCAGGGCACCGGCTCCTTGCCCGGATCGTGGAAGGACTGGATGACCGCCTCGACCAAATCGTGCGCCTGGTCGTAGGTGAACTTGCAGGTTTCGACCTCGCGCAGGTCGCAGAACAGCAGGTGACAGGTCCACTCGGCGGCGAAGTGCGCCTGCATCAGCCCGAGCGCGTAGGCCGCCATCTGCTCGCGGTAGTTGCGGCGCACGCCGGTCTTCAGGTCGAAGTGCATCAGCCGCGCCGGGACGATGGCGTCGGCGGTGCCGGTGAGCCCGAGCATCTTGGTCCGGCAGTCGTCCTCGCGGGCGAGTATCCGCTCGCGGCCGGCCATCGCCCGGACCATCGACACGGCCCACCCGACGGCGGCGATCTCGTCGGCCGTCAACTTGTTGGCGATCACGAACCGCTCTTCCAGCCCGAGGAGTTCCGCCCGGAAGGCGGTGTCGAGCAGGGTGCCGCGCTCGGCGGCGGGGCCTGCCACGGGATTGCTCTCGTAGCACGGGCACACCGCCAGTTTCGGCAGGTTGGAGGGACGCAGCGCGCTCATGGCGCCACCTCCTTACGGTTCGCGGCAGCCCACTCGTTGACGGCGGCGACGAAGCGCTTCGGCTCGGCCAGCATCCGGGCCGCATAGTCCGGGTCGAGGTTGTCGATGGACTCCAGCGGCCCTTCGGCGGTGAACTTGAGCTGGCCGCGGGCGACTAGGAAATCAACCACATCGGCCATGTCGGCGATGTTCTGGAAGGCGGCGAAGATCCGGTCGGTCAGGGTGGTGGCCGGTACCTTTTCCGCCGGGGCGGGAGATGCAGCCGGAGCCGTGGCTTCCGGCTTGGCGGCGACGGAGCCCCCCGACTCCGCCGCCGCGCCGAACACCGGGGCCAGGGCCTCGACGGCGAACGGAAGTTTGTCCGGCAACCCGTGGCGGTTCTTGGCGTCGAAGGCCGCCGTGTGGTTGGCGAAGAGCACCCGCTCCTTGCCGCCCACGCCGCGCAGCTTGCCGCTGTCCTTTTCGACCGTCCGGGTGACGTAGGTCGCGAACAGGACTACGTCGGCCCATTCCTTGAGCAGGGGAGCGACCTGCTTCGACAGCTTCAACTCGAAGCGGTCGTAGCTGCCCGCCTGGTCCGGGGCCTCGAACTTGCGCACCGTGGCGTGTGCCAGGAACACGACGTGCATCCCGCGGGCGACCAGCGCCTCCAGCGAGGAGAGGAAGCGGGCGAACTCCTCGGCCAGGATGACCCAGCCCTTTCCGTAGCCGAATTCCTCGATGCTCTCCTTGCTCGCCTTGCGGCACAGGTGCTCGGCGAGCCGCTTTTCCAGCCAGTCGGCCGTGTCAATGACCAGCGTCCGGAATCCGTGCTGCGTTGACGCAAGCTGGGCCACGGCGGTGGTGATCTCCTCCCAGGTGGCCGCGGAGTCGAAGCGGACCACGTCGAGGTGGTGGGTGCCGCCTTCGGTGTCGAGGAAGACGGGTTCCGGTGTCTGACCGGCCAGCGTCGTCTTACCGACGCCCTCCGGGCCATAAATGACGACCTTCTGCGGTCGGGTGATCTTCCCCCGGCGGATCGCCAGGGAACGGGCGGCTGTGTTGGTGGTCTGTGGATTCATTGTGAATCAGTGTGTATGATTTGTATGACTCAGGGGCGAAAAAAGGGGTTTCCATCGGCGAGGAAGCGGCGGAGCGCCCGGTTGATGACGTTCGAGGCAGAAAGCTGGTGCTCGGCCGCGAACTGCTTCAGGTGCTTGAGATCCTCGGCTTGGATCCAAAAAGTCGTTGGAATTCCACGGTTTGCGGCGGTGGTCGCGCTACGCTTGGGGGTTCGTTTGGCGGTTGGCATCTTGGGACTGGTCTTCATCGGCTGGGTGATTCAGTTCGTGTCTGAGAGGACCTCTATGTCATACGCCGGAACCAGACAACTGGAAAATCGGACCCGGTCGCAAATTCCTACTTGCACCTAATAGGCTGACCTCTTACATTCACCGCCAGTTCACACGTTATGAACGAGATCCCCACACCTGCCGGGCAGGACAAACCACTGGAGCGCCGCGTCAAATCCGTGAATTTCACGGACCAGGCGCTCTACGACTTCGCGTCGCAGCGCGCCGACAATCTCTACGGAGGCAACTTCAGCGGCTACGTCACGGCCCTGATCGAGCGTGACCGCTCGATGGCCGAGTCCCGCAGGACCCTGCACGACCTGGAGGCGCAGATCCTCAAGATCATTGAGCCTTACGGCGGTCGGCTCGGGCAGGAATCGGACGCCTTTGATTTCGAAGTTCCCAGCCTTCAGGTGGTGATCGAGGCCCGGTCCCGCTTCCCGCGTGAGCGCCACCTTGAATACCAGCTTCTGAGCGCGATGCAGAAGATCTCGTTCATCTCCCCTCTCACGAAGATCATCGTGACCTATCCCCCTGAAATCGCCGACGCTGAAAAGGAGCGCTTCCGGCAGTTCGAGACCGCCGGAATCGAGAACCTCCGCACCTGCGACCTGAACGAGATGGCCAAGTTCCTGGCCGCGCTGGCCCAACCGGGCGTGGACGAGCTTGAGGAAGCATTGTTAGATCAGGAGAAAACCGATCCGGTCCCGGAGCGTAAAGACTTTCCACACGCTTCCTGATCCATGCGCCGCGTCCCATCCATCATTGACGGAGGAGTGTTGCCCGAGGGCATCCACGACTTGTCGTTGGATGATGTCCGGGGCATGTTCGCGTCGTCCGGCGAGCGGGCGAAACTGCTGGATCGCTTCAACCAGTTCTTGCAGCGACTCCAAGAGTTTATCCCTGACATGGCGGTGACGCTCTACCTTGACGGCAGCTTCATCACCACATGGGAAGGTTGTCGCAACATCGATGTGATTTTGCAGGCACGCGACTTTGAAGGTGCGAAATCCGGATTCCTGAAAACGCTCGTGAGCGCCCGGTTGAAGCGTGAGTTTGTCGATCTCTACAAGGTGACGTTGCGCGTTGCCGTGCCTGGCCTGCTGAATGCCAAGGATTACTTCGACTGGTATCAGAATGTGAAAGCCGAAGAAGCCTGGCGCTTCGGCAACGACATCAAGGCTCTTCGCAAGGGCATCATCCGCCTGAAACTATGATTCCACCCGGCGACAACCTTCCCTGGCAACAGTTGGTGGACCGCAAGGCGCGGGACCTCATCGAGCAGATCGCCGCCGCCCACGAGTGGGTCAAGCTCCACGGCAACGCCGATCCCGCCTTCTTCCAGGACATGGCGGCTGACCAGTTCCAGTGGCTACGGGAACTCTACGTCAACGAGCTGCCGCTGGCAAAGATGCTCGACGAATCCGACCTCACCGTCGAATTGCGCGGGCCCGCCACCCAGATCGCCCACCCGAAGCTCAACATCGTCACCTCGACTTTCGCCAAGGTCCGCAAGAACGTGGCCCAGGTCACCAAGGCGGTGGCCGGCGTCCGCGATCCCCAGAGCGGAGAGCCATTTCACATGCCCGAGGAGATGGAGCTTGGCTTCAGCTCTCTGGTCCACAACGGCACCGTCCGATTCGGGTTCTCGCTCCCACGCCCCGAAGACACGGTGCTCAACGCAAACGACCCGCTCTACCAGGCGGTCGTCAGTGCCGTGGCGGCGATCAAGCAGGTCAGTTTCTCGCTCTCGGAACTCGACAGCGAGGCGGCGGTCGAGGAGGAGGTGAAGCAGACCATCACCGATCCGAAGCTGCGCGATTCCGCCCTCATCGCGGTCCGGGAGCTTGCCCCGTCCGGCCGGTCCCACGGCATCAACGCGGTCACCATCGCAGGCGGGGGAGTCCGTGCCGCTGACATCAAACCCCTCACCAAGGACAGCCGTCAGACGGTGCGCCACATCCTCGCCACCCCCGTCAAGCGAACCGAGGTCATCACGATCACCGGTGTCGTCCGGGAAACCGACCTTGACGACAAGCGATTCGAGGTCCGCGGCATCGAGGGCGGCTTCGTCACCGACCTACGGTGCATCTACGGCCCGAAGGTCGCCGACCGGATCGCCTCGAAGTGGCTCAATCACCGGGTCGAGGTCCGCGGACGGGTCGAGCGCGACGCCGGCGGCCGAGCCCGGCTGATGAAAGTTGCCAGCCTCAAACTCGTGGATGCCCCCGACGACGCCCAACAACAGATCGAATTCCAGTTTCCTGACGAGAATTCTTAGTTTTTCACACCCTGCCCCCGTATTTGTCCCACCCTTTTCTTAGCCTCGATAATCACCACATGAGCGACACAACAGCACCAATTCCAGAAAGCTCCGGCCACCGGGAGCGACTGCGTGCCAAGTTTCTCGCTGGTGATGCCTCGGCCACGGACGAGACCTCGTTGCTTGAGTTGCTGCTCACCTACTCGATTCCTCGTAGGGATGTCCGCCCGCTGGCGGAGGCCCTGCTCGCGAGATTTGGGAGTGCTTCATCGGTCCTTGCCGCCTCCGTGGCCGATTTGCAGAAAGTTCCAGGCATCAAGGAAAGCTCGGCCGTGCTTTTGAAGCTCACGGATGCCCTTGCCGGTCAACAAGCCGAGAACCCTGTATCGCCCGAGGCACCTCCTCAGGCATCGGATGATCCTCCTGAGGAAAATGAAACACCTGACACGGAAGGCACGCCCGAGAATTCGCCCGCTTTGACCACATCGCCGATGGTGTCCAAGCCTGCCAGCAAGGCCCCCAAGCGCTCGGATGCTCCCAAGCTCCAAGTCAGCAATTGCTACTCTCTCGATGCCACCCAAACCGCCCGACTCCTGACCTACATCGTGGAACACCCGGATGTGCGCAAGTTTGTCCGCCGCGATCTGATGGAGGGCACCGGGCTGTCGGAAGGGCAGGTGGAGAGCCTGACCAGCATCGCCGTCGCCATGGGGATTCTGACTCCGCTCACTGCACTGCTCAGCCCCTTCGGCAGGCTCGTGCATCAGCATGACCTGTTTCTTGATTCCACATTGACCTTGGAGTTCTGCCATTTCCTCGGGGCGGGCAAACCGCGCAATCTCATCTGGCACACCATCTTCAACGAGGTTCTGCCCTATGAAAAACCGACCACACAGGCCGGTTGGTGCACTTGGTTGCGCGAAAAACTGGCCGGCCAATACAGCCAGGGCTCCTTGATGCACCATGTCGCCTACGAGGTCCGCTTCGTCGTCGATGCCTATACCGTCAAGAACTTCAAGAAGCTCAATCTCATCTACGAAACGCCCGATAACACCCTCGCCCTGCGCCGCTACACCGCTCTCCAGCCTCTGTCGCTGGCCGCGATGATCTATTGGATAGGCAACCAGCACGAGGCGCGGCTGGTCTCCTTCGAGGAAATCCAGGCCGCACCCGGTTCTCCGGGCCGGGTCTTCGGCCTCGATGCCTCCAGCATGCGACAGATGGTTGAGACCCTCCACCAAAAGGGCTGGATCCGCTACGAGGTGCGACACGGTCTGGATCAGGTCCGCTTGGTCGATGGCTTCGAGCCGCTGGAATTCCTCGCTGCCGGCTACGAGAACCGCGAACCCGAACCCAAATCCAAGCTGGACGAACCCGCTGGCGAACGACTTCTGCTCTGACCATGCCCGACCTCATCGACATGCGCCAATTCGCTACCCAGCTCGTCGAAAGACGCAACCGGGCCGCGCTCCTGCTCAGCCCGGACCTCGCCGGCCAGCATGCCTATGCGGCCAGGCTTGCGCAGATCCTCGGTGCCACTCACCTCGATGTCCTCTGCCGCTTCCGCGAGGACGAATCCCTACTATCCGGCCTTTCCTGTTTCTCGTTGGACAAACTTCTGGTCCTAATCGCCGAACATCGGCAAACCCCACTTCTCGTCGTCAGCGGCATTGAGTTTCTTCTCGGGGCCTGGCTCAGCCAGAGCGAACCCCGCCACGCCAAGAAGGACCTCTGCGAGAAAATCGAATTCTGGCAGCAATCGCCCGCCTTCATCCTCATCACCCACGAGGATCCGGTATTCGCCGCGTTCCAGCCCCAGCGATTTCCCGGCACCCGCGTCGTCCTACACCTTTCCGAAACCCTCGCTCTCGAATGAATAACGCCGGTCTCTTCAGCACCATCTTTCTTGATTCCGTCCAAGAGGACATCGCATGCCCGGACGATGCCCAAGGACGGTTGGTCACCCTCAGCCAGAGTTGGCAGCGCCGGGATGCGGCGGGTGCCTCCACTCTTTGGAAATCCTTCGTCAAGGCCGCGCTCGGCAACCTCGGCTTCACCATCCAGGAACTCTCCGGCGTGACTTACGGCCGCGGTCTCCACTCGCTCTACGACGACTACAGCTTTCAAAACAGCGTCGCCCTGCTCTACCTCGTCGAACCCGATGCCGACCTCGACGACCAGTCGGTCGGCCGCTTCTGGCCCGCCAAACTCGTCACCGCCCTGCGCGAAAAGAAACTCAACTGGGGCATCCTCACCAATGGTGCCACCTGGCGGCTCTACTCGACCAAATCGGCCAAGCCCTTCGAGGACCATGTGGAACTCGATCTCGCCACAGCCCTCACCGCCCAGGACGAAATCGCCTACGCCCTCTTCGAGCGCTTCTTCCATGCCGACTGCTTCGTCCCGGTTGAACGTGATGACTACGACAAGGAAAAGGCCAGGCAGTTCAAGGCCCTCGGCCTAAAAGTGAAACGCCAGAAGCGCGCCGAATCCGGCGAGGAGGAGGAAGAGGAGGCCATCGAAACCGACGCTGAAAAGGAACGCAAGGCCGGCATCTACCTCTCGCGTCTCGACCTCGATGGCGAGGTCTCCGAAGCCGTGCTCGAAGCGCGGGTGAAGTCCCCGCTGCTCGGCCAGGTCGATGGCGTGCTGCGCTACATCTGCAATGGCTTCATCGCCGACACCCCGCGCACCGGCGACGCCTACACTGAGGACGAGCGCCGCGAGGTGTTTGAGAGCTCGGTCAAGTTGCTCTACCGCTGCCTCTTCCTGTTTTACGCCGAGGCCCGCAAGCTTCTGCCGTCCGAGGAACGCCACGCGGACATCTACGCGCCGCACTCGATCCGCGCTCTCTGCAAGGAAGCCCGCAAGTTCCGCTGGAACGAACGCAACGACCACCACGGCTACGAACTCTGGCACCACCTTAAGGGCTTGGTCCAGGCCGTCAACGAGGGCGACATTACCTACGGCATCATGGGCTACAATGGCGGGCTGTTCGACGACCAAGAGGAGAAATTCCTCGGCCGCCACCGCCTGCGCAATGACTTCCTCTGGCACGCGCTCTACTGGCTCGCCTTCGTCGATCCGCTCGATGCGGAGGCGGGCACCGAATACGCCATTCCCTACCAGGACCTGGAGGTCCGCCACCTCGGCGAAATGTATGAGGCAATCCTCGAATACAAGGTGCGCCTGGCCGATACCGACTACCTGCGCCGCCGCACCAAGAATAGCTGGCAAACCCTGCCCGCCGCCGGCCAACGCGCCCAGGATGGCGACATCCGGATCAAGGCGGGCGACATCTTCTTCGGCGAGACCGCCCTGGAGCGGAAACAGTCCGGCTCCTACTATACGCCGGAATCACTGGTCCGCTTCCTGGTGGAAAAAGCCGTCATCCAACCCCTGCGCGAGCGGTGGGAGGCCACATGCGAAAGCCGCTTCCGAGAATACCTCGAACAAACCCGCGCCGGTTTCGACGAGGCCGCCCGCCGTGGTGCCCTACGCGCCGCCGAGGAGTTGATCCACGACTTCGTGAAACGCGAGGTGCTCACCTACAAGGTCTGCGATCTCGCCATGGGCAGCGGCCACTTCCTCGTCGCCGCCGCCAACCTCATGGCAGACTTCGTTACTGGACTGCTCGCCCGAATCGAGCCGTTGCCCGGCGCGCCCTCCGGCATCACTGGCGCGCCCAACCACTGGCGGCGTCTCATCACCCGCCACTGCCTCTACGGGGCCGACCTCAATCCGCTCGCCGTCAATCTTGCCAAGCTCGCCCTCTGGCTCAATTGCTTCGCCCGAGACCACAAGCTCACCTTCCTCGACCACCACCTGCGCTGCGGGAATAGTCTCATAGGACTGCGGGACCTCGCTGCCCTAAAATCCATCCCTGAACGCAGGAAAGACACTAAGAAAATTCTAGAGGAAGCCCGTAGCGCTCAGAAAACGTTTGGTTTCCTCAAATCCGAATCCCGAGCCACAAGTATCCATGGGGCTGCGGAAAGCATCGCGGCCATCAACGAGCTTGCTGAGGACGACACGGACCGGCAGCGATCAACCTTCGAGGAAGCCAGCACTGAATTGCACCAAGCCTTTGGTCCACTTGCTGATCTACACACGGCCTATCTCATGGATAGCAGTATCCAGCCCATGGATTATGCCGATTTACTAAGCCATTTCCATAATGGGAAGTCTGAGCGAGAACTGCGGCTTGATCTTGTCTCCGTATGGCAGCGTGTCTGTGCTCTGCGTGATCGTCACAATTTTTTCCATTGGCCACTGGAGTTCCCCGATGTGTTCGGCGGTAAGGAAAATGCCGGCTTTAGCGCGACTGTCGGAAATCCGCCATGGGATGTGATGGAGCCGAAGACGCAAGAGTTCTACTCTGATTACGATCTCGGATTCCGCTCACTGGAAGGAGATAAGGCAGCTAGACGAATTCGTGAACTACATGCTCAGCATCCAGCACTAGACGAGAAATGGGCCGAGTATCAGGAGCTTTTCACCTTCGGCAGCGCCTTCTTCAAAGAACCAACGGCATACAAATGCCTCACGCAGGGCAAAATTGATCTATACCGCGCCTTTCTAGAACGCTTCATACAGGCTCTCAGGTCTGGAGGTTTTATCGGTATTTTATGCCCAAGCGGATTCTATACTGATGCGAGTGCGTTGGGGCTTCGTCGTTACTTTTTCGACAATACAGACATCACGACGCTTTACTGTTTCGAGAATCGTCATCCGGAGATTTTCACGGCAGTTCACAACAGTTTCAAAATCATCACCCTTGTAGCGCGGGCCGGAGGGACCACAACTTCCTTTAAATGTGCCTTCATGCAGCATGATCCGCGTCGGCTTCCATATATCGAAGAACATGCCCCTTCTCTATCGCTTGCTCAGGTCAACCGTTTCGCGCCGAATTCACTGAGCATCATTGAAGTAAATACCTCAGTGGACGTCTTGATCGCTGATAAGATTTACTGCGGGAATCCCCTGCTTTCTGAAGACATCCCGCATGCATGGAGCTTTAAGCAATCCCAGGAATACAATATCAGTAGCGACCGGAAGCTTTTCAACGAATCGGGCGATGGTCGTCCCGTTTTTGAGGGAAAGATGATCTTTCAATTCGATGATCAATTTGCGACTCCCCGCGCATGGATCACAGAGAAGACACTCCGGGAGAATGAGGCAACTGGATACTGGCGACAACTTGTTCGCAAAAATAGGCCCGTTAAAATTTTGGACTGCTTCCAATACCGGTTAGGCTTTCGCCGAGTTGCTCGAAGCACGGATATTCGCTCAATGATTGCTACAGTGGTGCCAGCTAAGGTAGCTTGCACCGACAAGTGCGTAATTGTGAGAAGATTCGTTCCGCATCAGGAGACCGGCGAGCCTATTGAATCAATTACGGCCGCTCAGACTCTATTTCTGTGCGGAGTCCTTAATTCCGTGTCTTGCGACTTCATCGTTCGTTTCAAGATCACGCTCCAGCTCGACATGCATATTGTCGAAACCCTCCCCGTCCCCCGCCTTGGCTGCGGCGACCCGCGGGACCCAACCTACTTCTGGCCCGTCGTCGCCCTCGCCCTACGCCTCGTCTGCACCACCGACGAATACGCTGACCTCTGGGAGGAAGTTTTCCCGCAGATTCCGGCGGACACGCTCGACGCCCTGGCTACGCCGCCGCCTGCCTACGGCCCGGCGCATGAGCGGGCGCTGCGCGAGCGTCTGGCTGAAAGCTATGCTAGCATCACCTCCACCTGGTCCCCGGCCTGCGGCTTGCACGACCGCAAGCCCGACCGCCGCGACGACGGCGACCGCGCCCAGACCCGCGCCGAACTCGACGCCCTCATCGCCCACCTCTACGGCCTCACCCGCGACGAATTCGCCTACATCCTCGACACCTTCCCCGTCCTCCGCCGCAAAGAACTCGCCGCCTTCGGCGAATACCAATCCAAGCGCAAAGCCCTCGAAGAATTTGACCGATTCCAGCCATGAAAAGCATCCACCTAATCGCAGTCGAAATCCACAAATACAAGTGCATCGAAAAGCCACAGCGCTTCGATGTGGATGATCGCGTTACAGTCTTGGTTGGGAAGAATGAGTCCGGCAAGACAGCCGTTCTTCAAGCAATTGCCAAAACCAATTATTTCAGCGCGGACCCTGCGTTCCGGTTCTCAACAACTGACGACTACCCAAGGAAAGAACTCAAGAAATATCAGAAGTCGGGTGAAATCGAGGACGTGGTTACAAGTCATTACCGCATTTCGGAATCGGTAATCGAGCAAATCGAATCGGAGGTGGGGAAGGATGTGCTCAAAGAGCCCGATTTTTCGATCACGACTGACTTTAATAACGCGATTTGGATTGAAGGCATCGAGGTCAATTTTTCTAAGTTCATTGAACATTTCTTGTCGAAGCACGATGGAGTCGATCCTGCCGACGCAGCGAAACTTAGGGGGCTTGTCTCAATGGAGGCAGCGGTCGAACTCAAAACCCAAGCGAAGCAGGAGCACGCCCAAGCTCAGGCTGCGGCAGCAGCCCCACCCGCAGGGGCTGCCCCCACACCAATCCCTGAGCCCAGCATACTCAGACTGTTGGCAGATCTGGACCAGTTTCGACTAAAGGAGCCGCTGATTGATGAGCCCATCGCGAACTACATCTATTCGAAGTTCATTGCGCCGCTCGTGCCAAGGTTTCTCTATTACGACGAATACTACGAACTGCCATCGCGTGTTGATATTCAAAAACTTCAGTCCGGAAAGCGTGAGACGGAGCACGAGCAGACCGCAGCTGCGCTCTTTGAACTCGCTGAAATCGACATTAAAGAACTGGTTCAGAACGACCGTTTTGAGAGTTACGTGGCTGAACTAGAAGCCACCGCCAATTTCATCACCCAAGAACTTTTTGAATACTGGAAGACCAACACCGAACTTCGGGTTCGCTTCATGATTGAAAGCGCCAATGTCAATGGCGAAGTTCGCCCGTTTCTCAATATTCGTGTCGAAAATACCAAGCACATGATGACCTTGCCATTGGGCAAGCGAAGCAAAGGATTCAACTGGTTTTTTTCATTCCTTGTGTGGTTCAGTAAGATTCAGGAAGACAAGAACTCGAATTTCATTCTGCTCCTTGATGAGCCTGGACTCAATCTCCATGCTTCCGCTCAAGCGGACCTCCTTCGTTACATCGAAGGTCTTTCGGATAACTATCAGATTCTGTATTCCACCCATTCGCCCTTCATGGTCGAAAGCCATGGGCTCCATCGCGTGCGAACCATTTACGACGGTCCGGAAGGCAGTGTTGTTTCAGATTCCATCCAGGAACGGGACGCCGACACTCTTTTCCCGCTACAGGCCGCCTTGGGGTATGACATCGCCCAGAACCTGTTCGTCTCAAGAAACAACCTGATCGTGGAAGGGGCGGCAGATTTGGTAATTCTGACGCACTTGTCCGCCGTTCTGGCTGCAAAGGGAATGGAAGGGCTTCACGATTCAGTCACCATAGTTCCCGCAGGCGGGCTCGACAAGGTGACGTCTTTCGTCTCACTGCTTAGAGGTTCGAAGCTGAATATCGCCTGCTTGTTGGATACATTCACCGACCAAAAAGGTAAGCGACGGCTCGAAGATCTGATCAGCGAGAAAATCATTCGCGAGAAGCAAATCATGTTTTTCGACAAGTTTGCGAGCGTCGGAGATGTTGCCGATCTCGAAGACCTCTTCGAGCCGCAGGAGTATCTTGATCTTTTCAACGCTGCATTCAGCGGAGAAGTCGTGACAATCCGGCTCGACCAGATTCAGGCGGGCCAGCGGATTTTGCCACAAATCAATAGGCTCATGGGCCGTGACAGATTCAATCACTATCGTCCCGCGAGGATGCTGGTCTCTTCACAGCACGAAGCGACGCTATCCGAAGCGACACTCAGGCGATTTGAGGCAGCATTCAAAGCCGTCAATCAGAAGTTCGCCCAGTAGGCGTGTTAGATCTCCATATTACTTCTTCCTATGTCCAAGATTGCAGAAATCGTTAAAGTCCGCGGAGGTTACGCAAACTTCGTCCAACTTCGTAGCGCCCTCCGTGAGGAGGACGAAAATAGTGGCCGGATGGCGATGTATCGCCCCACCAAAGCCCACCGCAACGCCCTGGAGCGGATTTGTCGCGGACTCTATATGCCGAACGACAAAAAGTTCTACCTATTGAGCGGCAGCTACGGCACCGGTAAATCCCACCTTTGCCTGATGCTGGCGAACGTTTTGGGCAAAAGCAGCGATGACCCTAGCCTGAAGGGTTTCTACGAGAACTACACAAAGCTCGACGCCGAGAAGGCGAAGCAACTCAAGAACGTACGCAAAGGCGGGCAGTTCCTCGTGGCGCTCTGTGACTACGGTTCCGGGCGGAAGTTTGAGGACGAGGTGCTGCGGGCGATCGTTGAGGCCTGTGAGGAGCGCGGTGTGGATGTCGCCAAATTCACCGAGTTCGACGAAGCGGAGCGGAAGCTGGCAGAGTGGGAAAAGGCCGCGAAGGACAAGAAGGGAGTCCGGGACTTCTACGCAGACTTCGTCAAGGCGCTGGAGCAGGTGGCTCCAGGCACTCCCATCGCCGCCCTGCGTGCCGGACTGAAGGGATTCAAGCGCGAGGCCATGAACCAATTCCAGGAGGCCCACCAGCTTGCTCAGGGAGACGAGTTCAAGCCGAAGTCCGGCAACTTAGTCTCAATCGTCCGAAATCTCATCCGCAGCGACGACTTCAAGACAAAGTTTAAGGGGCTTGCGGTTTTCTTCGATGAGTTCGGCACAGCCGTGCTGCAGAGCGCGAAATACGACACTGCCGTGATGCAGGCTTTCATGGAGGACATCTGCCAGCACGAAGCCAATGTCGTGTTCGTGGGTTGTATCCACAAGAGCTTCAAGGACTACGCCGAGCGCACCAACCAGACGACGGCTGCGGTGATGGACGCCCGGATCACCCAGGTGCCTCTGGCCAACGAGGGCATCGAGGAGATCATCGGTGCCATCGTTGAGACCGAAAAGGGCAGCGATGTATGGAAGACCGAGGTGAAGCCTAAGGAGGGTGTCTTCGACAAGCTCACACCTGAGTGCGTCTCACTGAAGCTCTTCCCCTGGATCACCGACACCGCCCGAATCCGGGAGAGGGTTCTGGAGGACATCTACGGCATGCATCCGATGGCGTTGAGCTGTCTGCTAAAGCTCTCCTCCGAGATTGGCTCCGACGTTCGGAGCACTTTCACATTCTTCTCCGGCGGGGGTGCCGTCACCGAGTCTGGCTCGTATGCGGACTTCATCGCCAAGAACGAGATCGCTGGATCCAATGGTGCCCTGCGCCTGTATCTGGTGGACCAGCTTTTCACCTTTTTCGAAAAGGAGTTGTCGCCCTCTAGCCGGGAGCTGCTCGACACGCAGCGGACCTTGGTGAATGGCTACGCGAACAGCCTCCAGGCACTGCGCAAGAGCGTGAAGGAGGAACTCTTTGATGAACCCAGTGATGACCGCACGGCACTGCTGAGAACCATCCTGATTTACTCCTTGTGCGGGATCTCCACCACGCTGGAAAACATCCAGTTCGGGCGGTATGCGCTCAGCAACACCGAGAAGATTGCAGTGAAAAAGCTTTTGGGCGATCTGGAGAAGGCCGGAGCACTCTACCTTCGAAAAACTTCAAACACTTACGAGCTGTGCTCGTCAGAGGGCCAGGATCCGGTGGTTCTGGTGGACAACTTCGCTGACTCGGAAGAAACCGAGAAGGCTGCCACGGTGACAGAGTTGCTGAAACAGGCGGGGAGTGCCGAAGATTTCCTCCCGGCTAATGGTTGGAACCTCGCTTTCAGTGAGGACAAGCGTCTCAAAAGGGTTTTTGTGCGTGGCCGGGAGTTGGGTCCTGACCTGTGGGCACAGCTCGAACAAGAGGCGTCCAAGGCTGCTACGAAGTTCACCACTTCGTATGAAGGTCACGCGGTCTATGCCCTTTGCGAGGACGAGGGAGAGGTGAAGCTGGCGCGCGACGCGGTGAAGACAATCCCCGCCGGTAACATCCTTGTTGCCGTTCCTCACGAGCCGACGCCTTTCCGCGACGATCTCCGCCGCGTCATCGCTTGCCGGCATCTGATCGCACCCGGAGAAGCCGACAAGCATCCTGCCCAAACCGTGGCCCGAATCCGCGACATGCTCGACGACGGCGTGAACGACGGCTACCTGCCGAACATCAAAGGAGTTGTGAATTCGCTCTTAAGCGGGTCGCAGGCGAGTTGGTTCGAAGAACACGGCAAGCTTCTGATCGAGAAGCCGCAGCAGCCGCATAAACCTGCCGACATGCTCTGCGAACGACTCTACAAGGAGCGTTGCCAGATCAAGCACCCCGACCTGAACTTCATCCACGACGAGAAGTGGCAGAAGAACTCGAACACCCCGCTCAAGCAAGCGGTAGAAGAGCTGTTGGATACGGATTCGCCGGTGCAGATCGACAATGGTAGCGCCGGCAACCATGGCGAGAAGCGCTATCTTCAAAGTGTGCTACTGACAGGTTGTGGTGCCTTGATCCGCCTGCGAAACAACGGCCCCGTCACCGAGTTCGCCGTGGAAAGTAATCCCGCGAAGATCGACGCCAAGTTTCCGGCTCTCAAGAAACTGATCGGCCGGTTGGATGGGCTGGGTCCCAGCGAATCCTTGGTTCTCGCTGATTTTCTACGCGAGATGCGAGCTGCACCTTACGGAGCAGGGGGGACCATGCTGGTGCTGGCACTTGCTCACGCCGTCAGGGCATTCGGAGAACGCCTCCGGATCTTCACCGATTCGACCCACACGGAAGCGGGTGATCTCGGCAGCTACGAGGCCATCGCCAAAGCTGTTAGCGAACCTTCATGCAAGATTGAACTTGCTGTCCGGGAGATTACGGCCGCCCAGCGCGAGTTCATTGATGCAGTCGCAAAAGCTGTCGGCGCGCCTTCTGTCGCGCAAGGTGAACTACGAACGGTGGCTGGTGCGCATGAGGCAATCCGGGAGTGGTGGAAGGGCCTGCCTTCCGTAGCGAAGGTAGGGGAGCTTCATCCGGTGGCCGACCGCATGCGCCTGGGCAACCTCAAACAACTGCTGGATGACCTGCATGCCGATGGGTTTGAAGTGCTTCTAAAGCGCCTTCCTGAGGTCTATGCTGGCGAGCCGGTCGATTCCATCGGCGCGGCAGATGCCAAGACCTGGGCTGCCGCATTTGCCTCCGATGTCAAGAAACTGAACGGCGGGCTTGTGAAGGCCCAACGTGAAGTCGCTGCGGCGATTCTCGATGTCCACGGCAAGGAGGGAGACATGGTCGAGTGCGAGAAGGCGGTCGAGGAGTGGTATGAAGCACTGACTTCCGACCAACGCGACCCGCTTCGGTGCGACGATCACGAAGATGCCCAACGCTTGCTGACGGTTCTTTCAGACTCGGCCACCGCATTCGACGCCAAGCTGATGACTGCACTGCCGAAATCCTGGGGTCTAGGTGCTGTCAGTGGTTGGACCTCCCTGCAAACCGCCGCCTACAAAGCCAAGTGGGAGCAGTCAAAAACCGCCATCGAGAACATCAAGCCCCTCGTTCCAGATCCGGAGATTTCACCCACCGATCACGTGACGAAGGTACAGGGAAACATTTGGGAAATTGAGGATGGGGCCAAGATCCGCATCGCCATCCCCAAAGGCGCAAAGTCAGTGATTTACACACTTGGAAAGGAGACCCCCGAGGAGGCGCTATCGAAGATCTTAGTGCAGGAGGCCACCGACGTTTCGCTCAACTTGAAGGACGAAGCCAGTGGCGAGTTGAATGTTTATGCGGTGGATGAGGATGGCAACACCAGCCGAAGGGTCACTTACCGCATCCGTCACAAACAGAAACAGCACCACGTTCAGGTGGTGAAGGAAGAGTTATTCGGTGAAACAGGCAGCTTCAAATTCCCTG